CAAGTCCATCGTGCGGTACACGTAACAAATAAAGATCGGCGGGGGGCGTTTAAAAAACGCTCTCCGTCTATCTTTTTAAGGAGCTTTCATGGCAACCTATACGACTGTAGGAATCGTGAACCATGCCCTTCTATTATGTGGGGCCTCACCCATCGTGGCCCTCACGGACGACACCGCGAACGCAAGAGCGGCTGACGCTGTTTATGAGAACGCCCGTAAAGGATTTTTAACTGAGTGCCGTTGGACATTCGCTCTTACACGGTCTACTCTTGCGACCGTCGCAACAACAACTTTTCCGTGGCTACATGATGAGGAAAACTACGCCTACACGCGCCCTACCGCCGCTTTAAGAATTTGGCAGATGAGCGATATCGAAGCGATATGGCGCGAGGAAGGGGATCTCATCATTTCAAACACGTCCACTCTTGGGACATTGTATACCTGGGATCACAACCAAGTCGGTTTGTGGAGGCCAAAAGCGATCATCGCTTTTATCGACAAGCTTTGCTCCGACATTTGTTTTATGATTTTAAACGACGCAAAGAAAGCCGAAGCGTTCCTAGCAAAATACCAAAAGGTGTCTCTACCGGCCGCAATGGCTGAGGAATCACAAACCGGAACACATCAAGAAGTGATTGATGATGCTTGGCTAAAATCCAAATACAGTGGCGCGGGTAACCCAGCGAGGTCATACAGCTAATGTCAGAAGCTAAAGATCCTAGACGAGTTTTAGAATCGAAAGACATGGAAGGGGCTGTCCTTTATGCTAAACGCATATCCTCCGATGCCGCAGACGCATGGCCTGTTTTAGCCAATGCGGATGGGAGTCTGATTATAAATATCACCAGTGGAACAGTATCTTTATCCTCAACTAAGGTTACAATCGAGAGCGCTTCAGGTCTAAATGTAAATGTAGCGACAGCGACGCTTGGAACAGTGACAATCTCAGGGAATGTCAACGTCGCCACCGCTACCCTCGGGACGGTGACAGTGTCCTTATCATCCACCGCCGTCACCGCATCTTTAACGAATAGCGGAGTTACGGTTTCTCTCAACAGGTCATTGTCTTCTTCGAGCGGAACTCTCTCGGCAACCACGGGAACTGTTCTTATCGCCGGATCTGGTAAAAGCAAGGTCTACGGTTTTTCACTTACGACCACTTCCACCACAGGGGTCATCTGCTCTTTTCATGCCGGTGGTATAGCTGGAACTGAGCTTTGGCGGGTATTACTTCAAGCCCCAAGCGGGGCAAACGCGGGTGCTAATCTCGCCATTTCCCCACCAGCGCATTTATTTGCTACCGCCTCAAACGGAACTCTCACGTTGAACTTAAGCGCGGCGGTGAGGGTGGATTTTTCAGTGGCTTATTTTGATGAGGCATAAATGATTATCATAGATAAAGGCATGGCTCATAGCACCATCAACTCATCGACCAGAGACACGGGGCTTTACAAAGTCGGAGTAAGTGGAGTCACGTTTGACGAGCACACCATCAGAAATTGCTTTGGGGTTTTCTTAGAGAACGTCCATAACTGTATGTTTCCTTTCCTTGACTTAAGGAACGTCCACAGCCTCAACATGAGGAACTGTGATGGGAATACTTTTAAGACGGTTCTGATAGATGACTCTTGGGTCGGGCTTAAACTTAACTTTCAATGCTCGAATAATCGCTTCGAGGAAGTTACTTCCACTAAAGCCAAAGACTTAAGCAGTCCTTCAAATGGCGATGGCATCGTCATCGACAACCCTGACTGTGTAGGTAACTGGTTCGGGAAAGTTATTTGCTCAGACAACTCTGACTCAGGGCTTGACCAGCAGGGTCTTGGAACAATCATTGAGGACTACTACGCAGGCGCAGGAAATCTTCACGGGTCTAAACTGTGGGGGACTACCATCATTAAAAAATATGTCTCTGATGGTGCGAGGGGGAACTCAGTCCTCTGTATTTCAGGAGAACATACGATTGAGAAAGCCCTATTATTAAACGCTGGAAGTCATCATTTAAAGCTCGGACTCTCGGCTTATGCAACACAGAAAAAGAAACTAATTATCACAGGTGTGGCAGATAAATGGGAGTCATTCTCTAAAGATGCCAATAGCACGTTGATCGCTTCAATAACACAAGGAACCGCACTACCAACAGGAGGCTATGAAACCATGTATAACGAACTCTTAGTAAAGTATGACGCATTAAGAGCTGACCTTGAAACTGCGATAAATTCTGCCAACGCTCAAGCATCAGTTATTACTTCTTTTCAAGCCGAAGTGGATGGCTTAAAATCTAAACTCGACCAGATAAAGGGAATTATTGGCTAATTGGCAATTGCTTTTGACGCCGCCTCAGATACAACATTAATAGACGGAACATCGGTCCAAACTCTTACTTGGCAACACGTCGTCGGAGCCGGGACTAACCGGATCCTTATTGTTTGCATAACTGGTGAGGACTCTACTGTTTCCGATGTGAATGTCGCCTCTGTCACCTGGAACGGAACACCTCTAACGCAAGCCCTTGAAAAATTCCAAACAGCGCAAATGGCGGCCATTTGGTATCTTGTCGCCCCCGAATCTGGGACGTTTGACATTGTTGTCACGTTTGATGGTGTAGGAACGAGCGTAGCGGCGAACGCGACCTCATGGACAGGCGCGAAGCAGTCAGCCCAACCGGACGCGGTAGCGTCTACTGGAAATGGAGTGGCAGGGGCGAGCATCGCTTTAGACATCGTGACCGTCGCGGCTGACTGCATCATCATTGATTCTCTAAATTCATCAAGTGGTGGTTCGTCTTTGACAGTCCAAGATGCTGGGCAAACCCAACGAGCGAACATCCTTATCCCGGATCCAACCCCTAATTACAGGCATGGATCCTCTAGTGAAGTCGGCGCGGGTGCCGGGACCTATAATCTTGGGTGGACTTTTTCACCCAATTCAACAACGAAGGCTTATTGCATAGCTTCGTTTTCGCCGTTTGTTGAGGCAGGTGGGTCTACAAAAATATCTAAACTAGCTCTTATGGGAGTCGGGACGTGAAGGTAGATACTATTCAAACATCTTTTACCGCTGGCGAAATTGCCCCCTCTCTTTTTGGTCGCACCGACATCGCCCAATACGCCAACGCCTGCGAGATCGTGGAGAACTTTCTCCCGCGCTCCTACGGCCCAGTGATCTCCATGCCCGGGACCCGGTACGTCGCAACGGTGAGCGATTCCACTTTAAGAACCCGCTTCATCAAATTCGTTTTCAACAGATCTGACGCCTATGTGATTGAAATGGGCGACCTCTACATGAGGTTTTTCACGAATAGAGGCCAGGTTACTACTCGTAGTGGCACAGAAACCCTAACGTCATTGGCGGCAAACATAGTTGCTCATTACAGATTGGATGACAATGCCGCAACGACGGTAGTTGTTGACGATGACGGCGCAACTTATAACGGGACTTGTTCAACCTTAACGTCAAGTCTCAGCACGACAGCCATAGTCGGTAAAGGGTTTAA